TTTTACCAAGTCCATCGCCTGCCATTTTTTCAGTTATTCTAACTAGGATGCCTAGTTCTCTGTCATCAATAGGTAAGTCCATTATACAAAAAAGGATTCAAGGTTTGCTGTTCTCTCGGCCTGCCATCCAATGGAGTCGAGAATTATCTTAAGAGGTTCAAGGAACGACTTCTCAAATTGTAGATCATAATCTATGTATTTGTCAAGTTTAAGTTCCTCTGGAAACTGTTGAATGAATGATATTACATTCTCCTGTATTGGATTTGGTCTCTTAAGATAACAAAATTTAATTTTTTCACCATTGTTAATCAAAGAATATTTTTGTGTGAGTTTATTCTTTTTAACATAGTGATTGAAAAGAAGAGCACCACGAGCATGAATTGGTGTTCCCTTTTCATAGATCGCATTGACACTTCGATATTTCTTAACATTACTAACTGTTCTTGGAAAAGATATTTCTTCGGGTGGTAGTGATCTAAACTTTGTTCTACAGTTATCAATAAAGTCAATTACATCATCTTCAGTTTTTGTCATGATAAGTTTAAGAACATCTTTAATCATCTGACGACAAGGTGCAGGCGTTGAAGATTTAACTGCTTCAATACCCATCATCTTTAACTTAGGTTCTGCATATTTAACTCCTTCACTATCCCATACGTTTAAGATATATCTTTTCTTTGCAGTCCAGATGCCACGATCCGCAATATTCTCACGTTTCATAATCATCTTTTGTTCGTAGGCATTTACATACGAGGCCAGTTTTTGGTAAGAACTCTCAATATAAGGTTCAAGTTTAGTTTGAGATACTTTATCAAGAAATGAAATGACCTCCTCACTGGTTCTTTCCTTACCTTTGTATATGGTTTCAACCAGAGGGCCAAGATTTAAATATACAGAGTCAGTATCAACAGCAATAACATAGTCATCATCAGTCTTAAGTAGTTTGTTTAGATATTCATTCAATCTATCTTCGATCCAACGAATTGAAACTTGTCCAGATAGAGTGATTGCTTCTGCATTTTCAAGTTTGTAATAACGAAAGTATTCATTACCAATCGCACCATAAGCAGAGTTCAATTGAATCTTACGAGCCATTTGAATGTTGTTATATGTTGCGATATCTTTGACAAGTTTTGGATTTTTTGTATCCTCATACTTCTGTTTCGCAGCAAGCATTTTCTTTTTATAAATGGTTCTCTCTGTATAGATCTTCTCCATCAACTCGGGCAAGAACCCACGAATATCTGTGCGAAACATTGCACCGTTAGCACAAACAGCATTATCTTTATAAAGTTGAAAGTCTAATTCTTCTTTAAGGATTCGATCAACCGTAGCTGTTGGATGTCGTTCATCCTTGAGGGTTTCTGGGGAGATATTATATTGCATAATAAGATGAGGGTACAGACTGTTGAGGTCAAAATTAACCACCCAATCATACTTTCCTGGCTTTGGTTCCTTGACATAAGCTCCTGCATACTTTTCTGATTTTGATGTTCTTTTCTTTGGTGGAATCACAATATCTTGTTTCTTAAGATAGTTGTAGATAATTGTATCCCACATTCTAACTTGATAGTGAATATCAATAAAATTTACTTTGGCGTCAAATGCCATTGTAACTGCAAGTTCAATCAGTTTTAATTTGTCTTCAAGACGATCAACAAGTTGAACGTCCTTAATATTATATCGAACAAACTTATCCCAATCTTTTGTATAGAACTCACGAAAGGTATCATACTCATTGTGATCAAGTTTCTTCTCACCAAGTTCATAGTTGGCAATGTAATCCAATCTATATGACTCTTGGTTTGTATATGTAAATCTTTTGTATAGATCCAAATAATCAAGTTGAGTAACACCACCAATATCATATGTAATGTTTTTACGACCACTAATATAAACTTCACCCTGAGATACAAGACCCCAAGGAGATAGATCTTTCATGGACTTCTCACCAAGAATACGGTTGATACGACCAGCAAGATATGGTATGTCATACATTTGGGAGTTCCAACCAGTAATCACCTCTGGTAGATTCTTTCTCCAGTATGCCAAGAATGATGTTAATAGAATAGTTTCATTCTCACAGAGAACGTAAGTGACGTTTGGATCTTTATTTACAAATGGTCTTGATCCAAATGTAATAACTTTCTTTGTAGCATAATCTTGCAAACTTATCAATAACATTTCTTCTGCAACGTTCTCAACATCAGGGAAACCACCCTCTGCAGCAACCTCGATGTCAATCGTTACAAGACGAATCTTTTTAATATCAAACTGAATATGATCCTCTGGATATTTTTCTGAAATATACTGATAAACATATCGATCATTGCCATAGATTTTAAAGTTTTCAACCTCCTCATACTTTTTGTAAAATTCACGGCAATCTCTTACAAATCCAGGCTGAATCGGTTCAACAGAGTCACCCTCTAAAGTTTTATATTTTGTTTTTCTTTTTGATGGAACAAATAAAGTTGGTTTCCATTCTTCTCTATGCGTGATGTGTTTGCCATTCTCATAACCTCGAATCAAAAATTGATTACCTATGAGTTGAATGTTAGTGTAAAATTTCACGAAGTAACTTTAGAATACTGTTCAAAAATAAGAGGACTAGGAGTAACTAGAGTAATAATCTTATCAGAACTAATCATTATCTCATTTTGTTCAGTATAGTCGCTCATCCATTTTTGTAAAGAACCATCCACAATTTTGTATGGTTTTGTTAATTTACAATTCGGATCTCCAAACTCAGCAGCGACTTCTTCAATTTGAGAAACTACTATTTCTTGATTAGATAACAGTAGGACTTTGATCACTTTCTCCTTTTCCATTTAATCTCTCCTGATACTGTGATTTTAATTTATTAATTGGTTCAACGATGGTGACTACCCAATCAGCTGAACAAGGTATTCTAGTATCCTTTGAAAAAGGCATCCAAGGATAAAAGGCAACATCAACTTTTGATGAGAATCTCGTTATTGAGTCTCCCTCGTTTAAAATGGTTGGATCTTCTGATTCAAATACTTTGAAGATCAAAGGATTATCAAAATAATATCCAATCACTTCATCATTAGATTTAATCTCTTTTACATCGGCGACAAGATCCTCACCCGATTTGAGCATTACTAATTTGATAGACATTTAATACTTACTTTGTTTCCATTATAAAAGACCACTCAACAAAAGTCAAGTGGTCTTGTAACTATAAAAATTTATTTATAGATAATCTTTTCGAGCATGATGTTCTGGAACTACTTTACCCAACTTAACGGTAAGAAGTCCATCTTCAAGTGAGACATCTCTGACTTCAAAATCATCTGAGAGTGTCCAGGCTCGTTTGAAAGATCTTTGAGCCAATCCTTGATGGAAATACTCGGATTCTGTCTCCTTATCCTTTTTCTTTCCTTCAACAAAGAGTTTTCCGTATTCTGTAAAGACATTGACTTCCTCCTTTTTAAATCCAGCAAGTGCAATCTCTAAACGAGATTCAGAATTATTCACTTGTATGAGATTGTAAGGCGGATAGTTTGTTACGGTCTCATTAAAAAATCTGTTGAAATAGTCATCTAGTCCGATGCTATTTTTTGTGATGCGATCCATTAAGTTCTCAAGATCGGCAGCACGGTATCTTTGAATACTCATCATAGTTCTCCTTAAATAAGCGAGTGTAAATTTGTCCCTTACGGCGACACTACTAATTATAACAGCAGGCATAAAAAAGGGGGGTGGTGATCCCCCCAAATACACTTCGGTTTCCTCCTATTCGAGTAACACTCGACATTGTGTTATACAGGTTTTATCATTCATATCACATTCTGATACGCACTCGTAATAATCCTCTATTGGGTCTATAGTAGATAGCTCTTGGGCTTCGGTATGTAACCATGATCTGAGGTTATTAGATGAGATGAGATTGTGCATGAATTATCCTCATATGAACACATAACTATTTAAACATTTTTTTTAAACAGTTGCAATTCTTCATTAAGATTTAATAATATCCTCAAGTTTGAACAGAGATATAAATTCAAGTTCATTATTCTCCCACACTTTATGACTCTCCATTCTATCAACAATTGCAACCACACGATTCACAATATACCCTGCATCACGCAATACATTAACAGCTTTGATTGCACTACTGCCAGTGGTTGTCACATCCTCTAGAACGGTGACAATAGAACCTTTAGGTGGTTTGTTACCCTCTATGACTTCTTTTGTACCATGACCCTTTGGATTTCTTCTCACAATCAAAGCATCAAGATGTCGATGACCTGAGTAATATGCTCTCTGTGCAACACCACATACTAAGGGATCTGCACCTAATGTAAGACCACCAACAGCTATCGCATCCTCCTCAACTTCTTTGATCATAAGATGTGATAACAATGCGTTACCTTCACATGATAATGTTACAGGTTTGCAATTAATATAATGTTCAGTTTCTTTACCAGATGATAAAGTAAATTGACCATGCTTATATGCTCTGTCTTTCAAGAGATGAAGCAAGGTCTTACGATGTAAATTGTCAGTCATTCAATAGTTCCTGTTCTTCACTTTCCTCATTTAGATTCTTCTTTGAATCTTTGTCGTTCTTGTAGTCTCCTACAACTTCTCTAAGTAGATCTTCTTCAGGCATTACTCCTCCTCTGGTTTTTTTCTTTTACCAATATTATACTTGGTTTCTAGATTCCAGTCATTCTTTTCTTTATAAGATATAACTTTAATCTGATTAAGTGGAGCAATGTCATTCACTTTATCAGTTGAGACAACACTCACCAATCCCCAATCTAAAAGTAATTGGATGATACGATTTCTTCTTTGTACATCATTCACAGTAATATTAGCTCTCTTACCGTCTAATGCAAATAGTTCTTTAAAATGAACTATATAATATCTGCCTTGTTTATGAAGAATATGGCAAGACTGATATAACTTTTTTTCTTTTCTTGAAGCGACACCAATACGAGTGAGTGTTTCTCTTACTTTCAAAAAATCATCAGGTTCATTTAATGTAATCTCAATCATTTGATCTGGCGACCAAGTGATTTGAGGTTCGACAATCGAATTCATTTTTTTCCTCCAGTCTCAAGTCGATCTCGTATAAACGAGAGTTGTTCTCTAGTCAAAATGTTTAAAACTTGTTTTGCTTTTTCGTTACTATAACCATAATAACGTTTAACAAGTTCAAGGTTTTCGATCTGATCCTTGCGAAGCCAAGGAGAAAATCTTTTCCTTTTCCTGAGGCTATTTAGAAAAAAGTCATACTGTAACTTCTTTGCAAGATTAGGATGTTTGTTCATTTCATTTGCAAACATCACAGAATCTATTTGTCCAGATAGACATCGATTAATAATATAAGATGGATAACTCTTCTCGACATCTGGATCTTCATCAATTAAATTATTTTTATTGGTGTTAATCGAGTTCAACCAATCTTTAAGTTCTGTCATTATATAAGGCAATTTTTTTATCAATATAGACTTTTGCTTTCTTAAGGTCGTCTAACTCACCCTCTTGATCTTTATGTCCAGCACGGCAAACATATTTAATTACGTTGCCTGCAAAGAAGTCAAGTTCTTGATCAGCGATAAAATCCCAAACTTGAATCTT